CCGATGGAGTTGAGCATGAGCTTTGTGCCGCTGATTGACCCGGAAGCCAGCTGACGGGCAGAGATGGTCGTTCCTTCCAGCGAGGTCGCCGCCGTGCCCAGTGTGACGGAGGTGTATTTCTTCGTCAGGCAATCGTAGGTGTACTGCGTCATGCGCATGGTCACTTCCACGCCGATGCGCCGGGCGATCACGCGCACGCTATCGCCGAGGAAGATATCAGAAAGCGCGGCGTACTGCTTGTATTCCTCGGCGCTGGTGCAGTTCACGAAATCCACGGACAGCGTGACCGTGGGCAGATCGCAGCCAGCGTCATATTCAGCCTGCACAGCGGAGCGCATCTCCTCATAGCAGTCTGCTTTAGACTTGGTCTCATCGCCCTCCGTGACTTCCTTGGCAGAGGATACTGCGAGATGAATCCACTTCGGATGCGGATATGCGCCGAGGTTAGGGCTGTCAATATAGAGTTCGGGCAGGTACAGCAGATTGCCGTCCGCGTCCTCGCCGGTGGGCATGATGCGCGTGACAACATCCGTTTCGTCTACATCGTAGCTGATACCTGTGAGGTTCTTCTTCTCACGGATATGCACATCGCTGTCGCTGCCCACGCGGCTGACGAGGAACACATCAAACCAGTCACGGGCAAGCTCTGCGCCGTACTTGCCAGTCAGACCATCATCGCCCAGCATGGCTTCCACGGGGTTGATGTTTTCCCAGAGCACATCCGCAGCGGTAGATTCAAGATCGGAATAGAACGTGAAGCCGTGATCTGAAAGACAGCCATCTGCAATATCCTGCACGACAGATGCGCCGACCGCGCCGGAACCGGGTTCGATCTTTTGGAGCATGTTGTCAAGCAGGTCATAAAAAATGTGCCTTGCGTGGACAGTGATCTTGTCCAGTTCAGGCACAACACGATAGATGCGAAAGGGCTGATCACGCAGCTGGCGTGCTTCCAGCACATCGTTTTGGAAACCGACATACTCCGTTTTGCTCTGTTCCTCGGTGCGTTCATAAGTCAAATATTCGGCAGACATATAGCCGTGCTTGCCGTCGGGCGCGGTCACCTCATACCAGTCGCTGGTGGTCTTGTCCAGCACGATGACCTCTTTGCCTTTTTTGTATTTCCCGAGGATTTTGTAGTTGGTGCCTGTGCCGGAGCGCAGGCGCAGCGGGCCGCTCTTCGTGGTGATCTTGTAGATTTCCACGTCGTAGGTATCCGTCTGATATTGCTGGGTAACCAGCCCAATCTGTGGGGTCATGGCGGCAGGAACAGGTGCGCGGAGAATACAGCCCTCCGTCAGACGCTGCCATTTTCCGAGATCGTCAATGGGATGCACCAGCGTAAGCTCCCACTCGCCGTTCAGGGTTTCCGTTACGGTACAGGACAAGGGGCTGACTGCGCCAAGGCCATTATTGGAAAAGTCTGTGCAGTTGGCTGGGTAGACACAGATCAAATGGATTCACCTCCGTCGGGGTATAGTAAAAGCGCCACTCGGATTGAGTGACGCTTGTGCGACAAATTGGAATTTACCTTGTCAGCATCCGGGCAGCCTCATCCTGTGTCGCAACAAAAAACACGTCCTTGCCCTTGTTACTCTCATAGATAAAGTCTTTTAGCGGCTTGCTTGTGTAGTGCGAGTAATCCCCAAAGATCGCGATCTTTGCTTGATAGGTGATGAATTTTTCGAGTATTTCTCCGGCAAGTCCACGGCTGAGAATAAAGAAATCCTCTGCCACGGCACTTTTTTCAATGGCAATCAAATTTGTTCCAGCCTCATATTTTGCACTCATAATGAGGTCAAGAGCCGATTGCACATCGGTCAATATTTTTTCACTTCCCGTAATCACGGCAACCGTTTTTTCATTCACCGCTACTTTTTTTACGTTCATTTTGTAGTTTCTCCTTTGGATATTTCGCGATTTTGGGTTTCCTCCTCCAAGATCCTGCGTACCGCTTCTTTTAGCTTCGCATTGGCAGGCGAGGAGGGATCAAAGCACATAGTCAGAAATGCGGAAAGCTGCGCATCCTCGATGGATTTCGGCTTGGCATCGTATAACTGTCCGCGCGGCTCGTCACACCGTCCGAATATATAATCAAGCGATACGCCAAAAAAATCCGCATACTGCATCAGCACGCTGTATGGCGGAAAGGATTTACCGCTTTCATAACGAAAGATCGCAGGCTGATCCAAATCGAACACCGCCGCAAGCCTCGCTTGAGATACGTGTATTCCTTCTCTCAACTCGGACAACCTTTGCGCAACAATGACAGGCTTCTTTTCCATATTTCTCTCCCTTAATCGCGATAATACATATATTATATATCAAATATGTATTTTGTCAATACAAAATTTGAATTATTATAAAATTTAGAGCTGACGATTATTTTTCGTCAGCCCTTTGTTAAGTCTATCTACCGACAAATTCAAATTTGTCGGGAATATTATACTACAAACAGCGGATCAAAAAAAGGCGAACACAGTTACAAATACCGCCAATTCGGCTGAACCGTCAGATACGTCACATTCCCCGTCCATGAAATCGTGCTGTTTCCGGGCGGCAGGGTTGGGAAATCGCCGCTCATACAGCTATTCATGGAGGTTGTGCCAGAATACGCCTCCTGCAAAACGGAGTCAATCGTAATTTCACCGTTCACATCGGAAAGCTCCACGATGGTCATATCCACGATCAATGTAATCTCGCCAGTGCCCGTAACCGTGATGATCGGCTCGGACGGCACATTGCCGGGATTGCTCATGGTGACGTATCCGCTGGTGCTTCCGGTGGAAGGCTGAATGTTCTTCAAGGGAACGTTCGATTCGTACCAGAAAGGCTTGCAGCGAAAATTAACAGTAAATGTCCTGTGCGGATTGCCGCGCAGGATTTTGTCAAACGGGATCTGATTGATTACTCGGGCATGATAGAAGCCGCCTTGCCGGTTGGCGAAGGTGACTGTGCCGCCGCCCTTGAGCCATGCGCAGATTTCAGGAATGCGCTCCGGGGCATCAATGATGCAGGTGGCGGTCAGTACCAGATCGTCATATACATCGTCGCCCTCCAGCGTCGTGAGTGATCCGCTCCTGCCGGGGACAACGGTAAAGGTGGCGCGTTCGCTTGGCATAGTCAGCGGCGGCTGTTCCAGCACATGCACGCCGTATTCGGTACAGCGCACGCCGTTCCATTCAAACCAATCGTTCAAGGGAAGCTCCTTTCCAGCACGACAAAGCGCCGCCCTGTATCAGAGCGGCGCTCAGCGCTGTGTATTAGTCGATTCTGCGGATGCGGTCGAAGCCGTGGATCGCCGCGAGGGTCGAGCCATTGTTCCAAGCGACATGGATGCCGCCCGCATCATCCACGTGGGTGACCTTTCCTGTCATGCCTGCTGGCATTTCCCGGTATGGGTCGCTCATCTCTTCAAGCACTACGGTACAGCCCACAGGGTACTGCTCCCGGAGTCTTGACAAAACCTCCGGCCTAATTTGCATTGAGAACACTCCGTTTCCTCCTTCCCATTGTAGGGTGTGGACATTAACGCTCTTGTCGGGGAGAAAGTCAAGTCAATTCTACGATCAGGCCATCCTCAAACCTTTACCACGCTGCTGCCGTCTAGTCAGCGTTGCGATTTCCGTTGCCAGCGCATAGATATCCTGCTCGTCCCGGATGGTGAAGGTGTTCCCGGAGAGGTTCACCGTGCTGTTCTGGTTGTATGTCCTGTGGTTGGTCGTGGCGTTGTTGACGATAGCGCCCTCACGGGCTTCGTCCGTTAGGTAACGGGCAGCGTTGCGGATGATTTTGGCCTGCGACTTGCTCTCTTCCAGCACACCCTCGCCGAAGCCCTTCATAGTCATTACGCCGACATCGTCGCGGAACACCTGAGAGGGCGACTTGATCTTCAGTTCGCTCTTGGCAGCATTGACCGCAGCCCGGGCAGCAGAGCGCATTGCGGAAATCACGCCGCTTCGGCCTGCGTTAATACCGGCCTTGAGACCAGCCATCGCATTGACACCCGCGCTGCGCAGGGTGGTGGCAGTCAGATTGGTGTTGACTGCGCTTTTAATGTGCGTGCTCACCTGACTGCCGGTGGTGGTGAAGCTGTAGCTCGTCATGGCAGCAGCCAACCCACCCATGATAGCATCGCCATTTTCGGAGAGCAATCCCTCCACCAGTGCAAGCGTCATGGCATTTTCGAGGTTTCCGGCAATGGACGCAGCATCCGTGGAGAAGTCATACGCCGCAGCGCCTGCGCCGATGCCAGCCGAGGTATAGTCGCCAATCGGCATCATGCGCGTGGAAGGACTCTGAATACCCAGCGCCATGTTCAGCGCCGATTCAAGGTTGGACGCGACCGTTTCCGCATCGCTGTCCCACCCGGCATCCGTCATGCCTTGCGCCACACCCTCGCGGATGTGAGCACCGGTCTCAGTGGTATCCAGCCCGTTCAGGAACGTAACGATGGCCTGCAGGTTTTCGATGTCCTCCTGCGATACCTCCTGTCCCTGCTGAATGGCAGAGACCATTTCGCCAACGTAGGCAGAAAGCTCTGCGACGGTTTCGGCGCTAAAGTCATTCCGCATGCTCTGATCGAGCACACTATGACTTGTGCTTTCGCCCCTCAGTGTTGCCCAGAATTTCTGCCATGTGTTGTAATCCAGCGTTTTGGCGTAAGAGTTGATGCGTCCAACAGCAGAGCCGATCATGTCCATTGTAGTGGCAGGCATGATGCCAGCCCACATACCGGCAGCAGTCACGCCCAGCTGATCCACCTCATCCACCAGCGGCGAGATAGCATCGATGGCTTCCTGCGTGCCGGTGATCTGCGGGGAGATCAGGATGTGCATGGTACCATCCTCGTCCATGGTGGCGATGGTGTCCGGGGTGAGCGTACCTTCCGGCACAGCAGACACGGGGATTTCCACGCCGTCCTGCCAGTATTTGATCTTGCCTTCTGCATTGAGACTGGCCAGTTCTGCGTCGTCGATCTCGCCCAGACGCACAGGCACCTCGACGCTCAGTCCACTGTTCTGCTCAAAGTCCTTATAGGTCAGGTACTCATAGCCGGTGATCTGCACCTTGGTAGTGATGATCGGCGGGGTGACGCCTTCTGCTTCCACATAGGAGGTAATCTGTGCCACGATCTCGGCCTTGAGCGCCGACTTGTCACAGCCTGTCGCTTCCGCATAGGCGGTCACCATTGCGTCCACCTGCGCATCGGTCACTTTGGACATGTCCACGTTTTCGGAAAGCAGATATTCCGTGACGATGGCAGCAATATCCGTCGGCGTAAGCGCCGTAGTCAGCGCACCGCCCTCGATCTCCTGATAGGCCATGACAAAGGCAGTCAGCCCGTCCGGGGATAGCCCCGACAGGTCAACACCCTGTGCCTCGGCATAATCAGAAACGTAAGCGACGATCTCGTCAGGCTTGAGCAGAGACACGTCCGCGCCCTCGGCCAGCTCCTGATATCCAGCTACCAAGCAGGTGGTGATTTCCGGGGTCAGCCCGGTTACATCTGCACCGTTGGTAACTTCAGCATACTTCTCGACATAGGCGATTACGCCCTGCGGGGTTAGCTGCGCCGTATCCGCGCCCTCCGGGATTTCCGTGTAGGAGGAAATGAACGCATCCACGGCAACCGAAGGCTTAGTCAAACCTTCCTGCTCGGAATAACCAGAAATAATTGCTTCTGTCGTAATCGCACCCGGATTGGCAGCAAACTCATTCCAGCGGGTCTGTGCGCCGGTCATGTCGAGGTCAGTAGCAATTTTGAGCGCTTCCTCGGGGATGGCTTCGGAGAACATGCTGGACAATCCGGGCAGTTCCAGCTGATGGGTATCCAGATAGTCCTGGACGGAAGCCAGCTGCGCCATCGCGCCCGAAACATCAATCTCCGGGAACATGGCTTCGACTTCTGTTTCGGTCAGCCCGCTGTCCAGCAGGGATTGAATCTGTGTCAGCAGGCCGATGTACTCGATCAGCGAATCCTCGTCCATACTGGCGGCGATTTCGTTGAGATCAGCCAGCAGACCCGGCTTATCGGTTTCAGAAGCCATGCTGTACTCGCGCAGCTTCTGGTTCAGCGTATCAATATCCGCAGCCGCCTGCTGGATGTTCTCCTGTTCCCACACCGGCAGGGTGATCTCCTGCAGGAGCGCTGCATATTCCAGCGCGGCCTGCCTGCGCTCGGTATTGTAGCGCTGGTTCAGGTCAGCCAAGGCAGCTTCCCGTTCCGCGCTGTCGGAGATCAGCTGGATCAGCGCGTACTCCTTGTCATAATTCGCATCGATCTGTGCGTTGATTGCAGCCAAACCCTGTGCCGCTGCAACGACAGCGTTTTCATACACAGACACATCCGCATCGTCCTGTCCACGCGCCTGCGCACGGGCAACCTCGGCTTCCAGCTTCTGACGAATGGTCTCAAAGCCAGCCGTGTCGCCTGTATCTGGCACAAGATTATATTTGACCTGAATGGCCTCGCGGGTGTCGATCAGCTCCTGCAAACGGATTTGATCTTCCTCTGTGAACAGCTTGCTCTGGCGCGTCTTCAGCAGCTTTTCGATTTCTGTATCAATGCTGTCCAGCGCGGCGAGGTCGGCTTCCATTTGCTCGGACAACCCGGTATAGCCGCGCTCGTCGGCAGTGAGCTTCATATTGGAAAGTGCCGTGCGGATTTCTTCCGTGCCCGCCTTGAAGGATTCTGTCCATTCGCTGACGATGGCGTTGGTTTCTTTCTTGCCGTCCGTCCAGACGGCGATCAGGCCGGAGAGCCAGTTGGCTCCGCTCTTGGCAATATCTGTGCCAGCAGAGGTGAAGTCATCCGCAGTCATGCCGAAGAAGGACAGACCTGCGCCGCTCTGATTATAAAAGGTCTCGGCGGCGGTATCCTTCCACTTTTCAGCGGTTTCAGCCATACCTTCAAGCGCTTCACGTGCCTGCTTCGCGCCGGACACATAGTCCGCAAGGGCAACGGTGCCCACCACAACGGCAGCGGCGACCGCCAGCCATACGGAGGGTGACTTCCCCAAAACGGACATAAAGCCCGAGAATCCGCCGCCTGCCTTGCCCACAGCCGTGGCAAACTTGCCAATGCCGCCGGTGACCGTAGACAATCCTTTGGTTAGCTTCGATACAGCTGTGAATGCCGGGCCGATGGATGCCACAAACGCCGCCGTCTGAATGACCTGCTGACGCTGGGCATCGTCCATTTCCATGAACTTATCCATCAGATCATCCACGCCGTCAATCAGGCTGTGGATGGTGGGATTCAGATCATCGCCCAGCTGCTGGGCAAAGAGGACGGATTTGTTCTTGAGGTTGATGAGCTTGCTTTCCGTAGTGGCATAGCGCTTCCCGGCTTCAACGGCGAGGGCTGTGTTTTCTTCCCACGCCTGATTGGCAGTCTGCTGTGCAGAAGCAAAAAGCTCCGTCGCGTTGACGGAGCGCAG